CAGGCGATTGCGTCCGAGCGAACTGTGCCGGCTGGTCAACTCCACACCACTGGGCACGGTCTTGGACGAGCGGCAACTGCACCGCCACCGCACGCGGGCCGGGTTTCGCATCGGCGACGGACGCCACGTGGACCTGTTCCGTTATGCGGCGTGGCTCGTGGAACTGCGGCACACGCCAAAAGCACAGCCCGAGGGCGACCCCTACGAGAAGCTTAAGGCGCGTGCGGCAGCCCGGAACAAGGCCCTGTCGCTGGCCGGCCGCGATATTGGCGAGTTGCCGACAGTTGCCAACCCGGAACGGAAAGCGCGGGCCGAGCGTGACTTTCGCTTCTTCTGCGAAGCCTACTTCCCGATGACGTTCCACTTGCCGTGGTCGGCGGATCACCTGAAAGTGATGGCCAAGATCGAGCAGGCCGTGCTTCGCGGTGGGCTCTTTGCGATGGCCATGCCCAGGGGGGCGGGGAAGTCGTCGCTGGCCGAGACGGCCTGTCTTTGGGCGGTACTGTATGGCCACCGGGAGTTCGTTTGTCTTATCGGCTCGGACGAAGGCCACGCCATGGACATGCTCGAGTCGATCAAGATGGAACTGGACGGCAACGAACTGCTCTTGGAGGACTTTCCCGAGGTGGTCTACCCGATCCATTGCCTGGAGGGCATTGCCAACCGCTGTGCCGGGCAGCTTTACAAGGGCCAACGGACCCATATCGGCTGGACGGCCCGGGAGATCGTCCTGCCCACCATTCCCGGGAGCAAGGCCAGTGGGGCGATCATCAAGGTGGCGGGCCTCACGGGCCGTATTCGCGGGATGAAGTACAAGCGGGCGGACGGGAAGACGGTGCGTCCCAGCCTGGTGGTGCTGGATGACCCGCAGACCGACGAGAGTGCCCGGAGCCTCTCCCAGTGTGCCACCCGCGAGAGCATCCTGGCGGGTGCTGTCTTGGGCCTGGCCGGCCCGGGCAAGAAGATTAGCGGCATCATGCCCTGCACGGTGATTCGACCGGGCGATATGGCCGACAACATTCTCAATCGGGACAAGCACCCCGAGTGGAATGGCGAGCGGACCAAGCTCGTCTACAGCTTCCCGACCAACGAGAAGCTCTGGCAGAAATATGCCGAACTGCGTGCCGAAAGTTTTCGCCGCGGTGGGCACGGCGAAGAGGCGACGGAGTTCTACCGCCAGAATCGCGAGGCGATGGATGAAGGGGCGGTGGTAGCCTGGCCCGAGCGCTACAACCACGACGAGCTTTCGGCCGTACAGCACGCCATGAACCTGAAGCTCCAGGACGAGCGGGCCTTCTGGGCCGAGTACCAGAACGAGCCCTTGCCCGAGGAGTCGGCCCAAAACGAGGACCTTTCTGCGGACCAGATTGCCGCCAAGCTGAACCGGATGCGGCGGGGCGAGGTGCCTATCGGGTGCAATCACCTCACGATGTTCATCGACGTGCAGCAGAATCTGTTGTTTTTCGTAGTAGCGGCCTGGGAGGACGATTTCACGGGCTACGTGATCGACTACGGGACCTACCCGAAGCAACAGCGGCCATACTTTACGCTTCGCGACGCCCGGCCCACGCTGGCCGCCGTGACAAAATCTGCTGGAGTGGAAGGGGCGATTTACGCCGGGCTGGAGAAGCTTACTGCCGATTATCTGGGCCGTGAATTTCGGCGGGACGATGGGGCTTTGTTGCGGATCGAACGGTGCCTTGTGGATGCCAACTGGGGTCAATCGACGGATGTGGTGTACCAGTTCTGTCGGCAGTCGGCCCATGCCGCCGTGCTGATGCCCAGTCACGGGCGATTCATCGGGGCCTCCAGCCGCCCCTTGAACGACTACCAGCGGAAGCCTGGCGACCGGGTTGGCTTCAATTGGCGTATCCCGAACGTCCAGGGCCGTCGGGCTGTGCGTTACTGCGTCTACGATACGAACTTCTGGAAGTCGTTCGTCTATGCCCGGCTGGCCGTGGCGATGGGCGACCGGGGGTGTCTGTCGCTCTTTGGTGATCGGCCGGAGCAGCACAGGCTTTTCGCCGAGCATTTGACGGCCGAGTATCGTGTCCGCATCGAAGGCCGCGGACGGACGGTGGACGAATGGAAGCTCCGCGTGTCGGGTGGCGACAATCACTGGCTGGACTGCCTGGTGGGGTGTGCTGTGGCCGCGTCGATCCAGGGGGTGGCTCTGCCGGGGATGACCGCCGAGCCTGGCAAGGATCGCCGGCGGATTAGCTTCGCGGAGCTTCAGCGGAGGAGACGCAATCGATGAATGATATCAGCGACAGCTCAAGCCCTCAGTCCAAAGCTGCTGAACCGCCGCGTGGTATTGTATGCCCGCGTTGCGGCTGCTGCCACTTCCGCACCACGCACACTGAGCCCTTGCCCAGCGGCCGCATCCGCCGCCGTAAGGTCTGCCGGCATTGCGGCCGACGCATGGTGACCTACGAGCTGCCCCCCGGGATGGCAGGCCCGGATCGCTATATGTAGCACGATTTTGGAATTTTTAAAAAATGTTCCGTCAATTCGTCTCGTGACCGGGTAGATTTATTAATAGGGGGTGTTCACGCCAAGTCCTGACCTGGCATCCTCGTGAGTCAGGCTCGCATTTGCCGGAGAAACAGCAGGTGACCGACAACCTCGACGACACCATCCGCCAGAACGCACAAGGTCCTGCGGAGGTATCCAGCGACGCGGGCACCGTCAAGCAGCACTCCATTAAGGACCAAATCGACGCCGATCGCTACCTGGCATCCAAAGACGCAACTGCTAAGCCGAACCGAGGCCTTCGCTTCAACAAGCTGATACCACCCGGAGCAGGATAATCCGTGTTAGACTGGCTGCGATCGACATTCAGGTGGTTGGCTCCTCCCGATGTTCGTCGTCCGCGTGCGTGGCGGGTTTCGCCTCCCCTGCGAGCCCGCTACGATGCGGCAATGACCACCGAGGATAACTACCGGCACTGGGCTGCCGCCGATGGGCTTTCGGCCCGGGCAGCCAATAGCCCGGAAGTCCGACGCATCCTGCGGAACCGCGCCCGGTACGAGGTGGCCAACAACAGCTACGCCCGGGGGATCGTGCTGACTTTGGCCAACGACACGATCGGCACCGGCCCACGGCTCCAGATGCTCACCGCCAATGCCGAGGCTAATCGCCGGATCGAGCAGGAATTCTCCAGGTGGGCCAAGGCGGTCGGCCTGGCCGAAAAGCTCCGCACCATGCGCATGGCTAGGGCCCAGGATGGCGAGGCCTTTGCTATTCTGACGAGCAACCCGCGATTGCCCACGCCCGTGAAGCTCGACCTCCGCCTGGTCGAGGCCGACCAGGTGGCGACGCCTCAGGCCGACCTGTCGGAAAACGCCGTCGACGGGATCGTGTTCGACAAGTTCGGGAACCCCGTCGAGTACCACGTCCTGCGCAACCACCCCGGCGACTTGCTCTGGAACGCGTGGCGGGAGTTCGATCGCATTCCGGCGGAGTCCATGATCCACTGGTTCCGCGCCGACCGCCCCGGGCAGGTTCGCGGTATCCCCGACATCACTCCGGCGCTGCCTCTGTTTGCTCAACTGCGGCGCTTTACGTTGGCTGTGATCGCTGCGGCCGAGACGGCGGCGGATTTTGCTGGCATCCTTTACACGGACGCACCGCCCGGCGGCGAGGCGGACGCTGCGGAGCCTTTCGAGCCGATCGAACTGGAGAAGCGGGCCCTTGTGACGATGCCCGGCGGCTGGAAGATGAGCCAACTCCAGGCCGAGCAGCCGAGCACCACCTACGCCGAGTTCAAGCGTGAAATCCTCAACGAGATCAGTCGCTGTCTCAACATGCCGTTCAACATCGCGGCCGGCAACAGCAGCGGCTACAACTACGCCTCCGGTCGATTGGACCACCAGACGTACTACAAGAGCATCCGCGTCGAACAGGCCAACCTGGAAGTGACCGTACTCGATCGCATCCTGATGGCGTGGCTGGACGAGGCCGTCTTCATCTCGGATTTGCTGCCGGATGATGCTGGGCCATTCGCGGAGTGGCAACACCAATGGTTTTGGGATGGGCATGAGCACGTCGATCCGGCCAAAGAGGCTTCGGCGCAGGCGACGCGACTGGCCAGCCATACCACGACGCTTGCCTACGAGTACGCTCGACAGGGGCGAGATTGGGAGGAGGCCTTGCGTCAGCGGGCCAAGGAACTGGCCTTGATGCGCGAGCTAGGGGTCTCGTCTGCACAGGCGATGCCGACGCCGGTATCGGATGACGGAGACGAGGGCGACAAAGAGGAGGAAGATAGCTATGCCGCTGCCTAATCGAAAGGCTGACGAATCGCACGACGAATTCATTGAGCGGTGTATGTCCGATCCCGTCATGGTGAAAGAGTTCCCCGACGCGGCGCAGCGTCGCGCCGTCTGCGAGTCGCAGGCCAAGGTCAGTGCGCACGAGCACCTGAACCTCGTGTGTGAGCCCGGCTCTATCACGATCGAGGCCGCTGCGGACGACGGCGAAAAGGCGTCGCTGCCGAGGTTCTCGATGGTGGCCTACACGGGCGGCCCGATGCGGGTCGCTGGATGGCGGCATTCGGTGATCGTGGACCTCGCCGGGCTGCAGATCCCCTCGCAGAGCCGTCCGATCCGCTTCGGGCACGACGCGGCGAGCGGCGTTGGGCACACCGACTGGATCGGCATTGAGAACGGCCGGCTCGTCGCAACGGGCGTGGTATCGCGAGGGACGGAAGCCGCTCGCGAAGTGGTCGTCTCCGCTCGCAATGGGTTCCCTTGGCAAGCTTCCATCGGCGCCACGGTCGATGAGTACGAGTTTGTCAAAGAAAGCCAATCCGTGACCGTCAACGGTAGGCAGCTGGTCGGACCGTTGTACGTTGTACGCAAAGCGACTTTGGGTGAGATAAGTTTCGTGGACCTCGGAGCCGACGGGGCGACCCAGGCAATCGTAGCGTCTCAGACGCAGGAGAAGAAACCGATGGACAGTAGCAACAATCCCGCACCGGACGTACAGGCGAAATCCAATGCGCCGATGGTAGCAGAGCCGACCGCCGAGCCGCAAACCCCGGAGCCGACGCAGCCCGCAGTCAGCGCCCATGCTGAAGCGGACCGCATCACGGCCATTCAGAGGGTATGCGCAGGATTCCCCGAAATCGAGGCCAAGGCTATCGAGGAAGGGTGGGACGTCCGCAGGGCCAGCCTCGAAGTCGTGCGGGCACGGCGTCCGTCGGCGCCGAAAGTCATCGGCGATTCCCAGTCGGAGTGGACCGCCGCTATGGCTGCTGCGCTGGCGTATCGAGGCGGCGTGGAGCCGCCGGAGTCGATCCGCGCCGAGGCGAGCAAGCTTCGCTCGATGCCATTGTCGGTTATGGCTCGTCGGTGCTGCGAGCTCGACGGCGTCCACGTGTCCGCGAGCGCTTCTCCGTATGAACTGATTCAGGCGGCGTTCAGCACTCGCAGCCTGGCCAACATCCTGAAGGACTCGGCGCGCAAGATTCTGCTGGACGGCTACGCATCGATCGACAGGGCGAGCCTACGAGTGGCGCGCGTCATCGAGGCGGTCGACTTCAAGCCGCACACCTTGGCCCGCCTCACAGGCCAGTATCGCATGGAAAAGGTGGCGCCCGACGGGGAGTTGCCGCACGCCACCGTGTCCGACCAAGGCTACACCGTGAAGGTGGATACCTACGGTCGTCTCGTCGGCCTCACGCGGCAGGATGTGATCAATGACGATTTGGGCGCATTCCTCGATGTGCCCAGGCAGATCGGTCGCGGTGCAGCGCTCGCACTGGAGCAGACCTTCTGGGCTATGGTCGAGGGGGCGAGCACCTTCTTTACCGCGGGGAACAAGAACCTCGTGACCGGCACCGGCAGCGCGTTCGGAGTCAAAGGCCTCGACGGCGCGATCGCGAAGCTACGGAAGCAGACCGATCAAGACGGCAATCCGATCAAAGCCAGGCCGCGATTCGTCGCCGTGCCGCCGGACCTCGAGGCCACTGCGACGCAGATTTACACCTCGAACGTGCTGCTGATCGCCGGGGACACGGACAAGATTATCGGGGCGAACAACCCGCACGCGAACAAATACGAGCCGATCGTCAGCGAGTACCTGACCGGCAACGGCGACACGAGTGCGTGGTACTTGATCGCGGACCCGATGGATATCGCGGCGTTCTGCGTGGCCCTTCTGCGAGGCCAGACGGAGCCGACGATCGAGGAGACCTCGCCCGACCCGAAGTACCTCGGCACGCTGTGGCGAGGGTATTTCGACTTCGGCGTGGCCCTCGTTGATCCGCGGGGCGCAGTCAAGAACGCCGGTTCGTGATCCAGTTAGGTAGCCAGCATAGGAGTACAAACAATGCAGGCAGTCAAAGTTGCAAGCGGCGATATGGTCGACTACACCCCGTCTTCCGACGTGGCCGCCGGGGCGGTCGTGTTGCAAGGCGACCAGATCGGGATTGCCATGCAGGCGATTCCAGCGAACACCAAAGGCGCTTTGGCGGTCCAAGGCGTCTTTGACATTGCCAAGGCGACTGGGACCGGCACAGCCGTTACCGCGGGTGCTCTAGTGTATTGGGACGCCACGAACGGCGTTGCCACGACCTCTTCGGCGAGCGGGGCAAACAAATTGATCGGCAAGGCCGTTGCGGCGGCCTCTACGACGGATACGACCGTCCGTGTCCGTCTCAGTCAATAAAAAAGACTATGGGCGACGTGATCCAACAGGGAATGGCCTGGTTGGCCGAGAAGCTCAAGGCGCACGCCTCGACGCCGGTCCTTTATCGGCGTGGGGCCGAGGAGGTAACCGTCCAAGCCGTAATCGGCCGGACATTGCTCAAGCT